GCCTCGATAGCGTCCATACCGGCGAAGACGGATAGCGGGCTGCCCACGTCCATAGCGATGCCGCTTGCACCACCTGACGCTTTCGCCTTGCCGCGTACGGCCTTCATGGACCGGCGGAGCTTGTCGGCGGAGAGCTGACCGCGCTGGATCGCATCTGCGGCGCGCATATCGGCCAGGGAGGCGTTGTTCCGGTCTACAACTGCCTGCATGTTGTACGCTTGCTGCGTTGCGGCGGAGGTCTTCCCGGCCGCGTCCGCGCTCAAGAATCCCCCTGCTACCTGCGAACCGATAGAGGCCGCGCTCAGAACAGAACCCGTATCACACATCCCGCGCCTCCTTCTTTAGTGTCCGTCCGACGGTAGTATATCCCAGTCGCTCGTACAGCTTTGTTGCCAGTTCATCTTCGATGCCCGCGCTGACGCCTACCTGTATCTCAGTGACGCCCGCCGCTCGCGCCCAGTCCTCGTATCCCCGGACGAGACGTGTAGCAAGCCGGCAGCCGCGGTGCTCTGGCGTAATGTACAGCAGCAGGTCCGCTGAAACGCGCACCCGCGAGAAGAATATCTCGTCGATGAACCCCCAGAACATACCGATGAGGTTGTCCCCATCATAAGCCACCAGAAGTAGCCCGTCGTCGTGCGTTATCAGGGCTGTCACTATCTCGGCCAGCTTAGTCGGGTCGATAGGAAACGGCGAGTACCGGGGGCTCTCGCTGTGCATCCGACCTGCAAGCTCCAGCACCGGTAGGAGGTCGTCTTCTGTTGCGCGGGCGACTCTAAGCACCGACCGCTACCTCCGCCGATATCGACAGGATAGACGCCGGCACGGGGTCGGTTATGCGGATGGAAACGCTCGCCTCTCGGCTCCACAGGGAGTCGAACAGGACCTCTATCTCCTTGCTGAACAGTTGCGTCGGATCGCCGTACGCCTCAGATACACGGTCTGAATACTCCGTCATGTTATCCGTGTCCGGACCCGCCCAGATACCGCGGCTGGTGTCGACGCGGATAAACGCCTTGGCGATGTTCTTGTCGAGGCCCTGCCCCAAGCCCTGCAGCTGTAAGACCAGTGGTAGCGTCGTCATAAGGCCGGTGATCGGTAGTCCTACGTGGACTTTGGTAGCCGCTACGTCGAGCGTTATACGGCCCCCGGATACCGCCCGGGGCGCCTGCACCGATCCGTCCGCCAAGATTGCCACCGTCTGCCCTTCTAAGTGGTCGAGACCAGTTATCACACTCGTAGGAGCGCCGCTGTAGGTCTGCCCACTATCAACGAAGAAGGCGTCCGCTACGGGCGTCGTAACGCGAGACCCAAGCCGCTCGACGTAGCGCTTGGTAACGCCTCCGATAGTGCGGTTCACAACGGCGTATACCTTGTCCTCCCCTCCTTCGGGAATAGCCGCGACGGACTCGAAGGCGCCGTTTACGGTTGTGTGCGTATGGTAGGCGAGCACGTCCTGCTCGGGTAGATACGTGAACGCGACGAGTACGCCATCACTCCGCACAGCCCAGATTATCGGGTACGGCGCGCGAACGAAGCACCAGTCAACGAAAGTGTACCCCTCGAAAAGGTGCGGTACCAGAACGCTAAGGTCCCGCGCCTTGTATATCTGCTGGTCCAGCGAGTACGCCATATCGGAGAAGTGCGATCCCTGTGCGTGCGAGAATAGGACAGAGCTGCTAGCCACTATCGCCGGGAGATCGTTCGACCCGGTGTAGCCCTGCGGGCGCACCCAGATCGACGTTGGCGTGATCGCATCGGTATTCTGACTCGTCACCTTCCACTCGCCCACGTTGGTCAGGAGGATAAGATCGGACAGCGGAACCATGTCGAGTACGGTATTCAGCTGCCGGGAGGCGAGCTCAAACACGATAGCATCGTCCGCTTGGCTTGGCACCGAGTACGACAGGTTCCCTTCAGTCCCGGAGCGTGTCATCCACACGGTCTCAGGTGCATTGACAGTACTGGCGAATAGGCGCCGTTGCTCAAAGTAGGATACCGTCCTCGGATAGTTGCCCGCACTGCCGAACGGTGTGCGGTTCTGCGGAGGAGAGGTCAGCATGTCGGCGGAGATATTGTCGTCGATGAACCCAGCGCCGCCGCTCAATGCCTGCCCAACGTACCCATACAGCCCGTTCCGCTTCTTATAGATATTATAGCGAATAGCTGCCGCCTCGTCCGTCCATGTCACGGTGTTATAGTTACCCGCAGTTGTCAGGTCGTTCGTGCACGTCACCCCTGCCGTGACCAGCGACTCTTCTTGCGTCGCGCTTACCGAGGTCACTACGTAGTCGTAGGTGGTAGATCCGGACCCAACAGTCGCAGCCACGGCAGGGGACGTAGGCGCCGCGATGGTAGGCCCGAACACGGCCGCCCCGATAGTCCAGCTGGTCGCGCTTATGCGGCGGACTTCTTGCGGTGCGTAACCCTCATGGACCAGCGTAAGGACGTCCGCTGACTGGACGAACCGGATACCGAACACGTCTGCTGCAGCGTATGGGGTCGTGAGCGTAAACACCCGAGACGCCGTCCCCCCGGTCGTGTAGGCCGCGTAAGCGCTGCTGTCCACCGCGACGCTGAAGGTGTCGACCGTGAGGACCGTGATCTTGTGGTACTTCCCGTTCAGCGCGGCGAAGTCCCCGGGCAGAGCGTCCAGATACACCTCGTCTCCCGTCGCGTAGCCATGGCTGGCGATGGTCAGTACGGCCGCGGATGCGGTGGTCGCAGCCGTGACGTTCTGCGCGGCCTCCAGGACTGTGCCGCCCTCAGTGTGGACCCGCATGTACTGGTCCCCGAACTCCAAGGCATACGCCTGCGTGGTGCTGAAGATGAACTCGATGATCCGGGACGCCTTCGTACTGTCGTTCGTCTCCTTGATGAACTCCAGCCCTGCGCGGTTATCGACAGGCCCGTGTGGCGATACTATAAAGTTGTTCGCGGTGGATAACGCCACGTTGTACTTGGACAGGTCCACCCGGCCGTAGAGTTCCGGGGACACCACCCCGGCGCCAAAAGAGTGCTGATTCGTGCGGAGCATCCGCACAGCTACACGCTCCTGCGCGGTGCGGGGATCGGGTACTTCCGGGCGATATTATCCTTCGTCTGCTGCCGCTCGATATTCGCGTTCGTCTGGGACGCCTCGCCCAGGTAGGCCAGTGCCTTCGCGGACAGCTTATCGGCCAGCCCCACGTCTTTCGTGAGCGGGCCAGCGATATAGGACCCGAGCCAGTAGCTCAGGGCCTCACGAAAAGAAGGACTGAACCTGTTGACGTTAGCTATGCGTGTGGTGAAAACGAGCTCGGCGGAGGCTACGTTCGACAGGATCACGGTGCCAGCATCGCCGCCGTCTTCAATAATAAAAGGATACCCGCCTTGGGCGGTGGGTTTTGCTTCTCCGTTCGGGTGGAGATACAAAGGGCGGATTAGGTTCGATGGCATGGCATACCGATACAGCCATTCCGCCGGGGGCGATCCGAGGTCTGCCAGCACAGAACGACTCCGTGCGAAGCCCCAGTCGCGCTTCTCTAACAGGGAGTCGCGAGCGATAGGATAGAAGATGCTGCAGATACGGGCTTCCTGACTCCCGTCCGGCGGCGTGATCGCCGTGATCTGCGCGCGGTTGCCTATGTGGCCGAGTGCCAGATTGCAGATACTTACTTCCGTCGCCATTATGGCCCCCTTCGTTTAATCAAAAAGGGCCGAGCCTTCTAGCCCGGCCCCTTCTGGCTTGCGCTTATCTGACGTTGTGCGGTCAGGTAAGGTCCTCTTCGATAGGCTTCTCATCGTCGCCGGCGGCCGTGCGCTTCTTGGGCGCGCGCCTGGGAGGCTTCTCGTCTTCCATAACCTCCATCCAGCTACCGATGGGTTCGCCTTCCTTGATGGTGAACACATCGCCGCCATTACCGTCCTCGTCCGGTCCCCGACGGAGACCATTATAGTAACCGGTTTTGACAGCGCGAACCCGTGTCACCTTCGTCGCGATCTTCTGCTTATTATCAGCCATAGTTCACTCTCCTTGTTTTTACTCGACCACAGAGCCAGACGCATAGTGGATGGTAGCATCACTGTGAGCCATGGACAGCGGAAGGATGTCGATGTCGGCGGAGACACTCGGGGTCGTACCCGCGAGGGTAGCGTAACCGCGAATGTACTGCAGACAGCCCGAAGGCAGCGGGATGACGTGCTGCGAACCGGCAGTCAGGTCGGTAGCGGGAATGGCCTGCGTGACCAAAGTGGCAACCGTACCGAATCCCGATGCGGAGTCCGTCTGGACCGCGAACGAGTAAGTCTCGTCACCGGTGGTGGAGTCCGCTGCGGTGGTCACGTTAATGACCATAGCCATCGGCTCGCCGCGATCAAGATTGAACGCGCCGCCGCAGTCATAGTAGTTGGTCGTAGCACCGGAGGCCGCGAAGGCCTGTGCGCTCGACAGTCGTGTTTCGAGATCAATATACATTTAATCGTACCTCCTTACGCTACGAGCGCTTCAGTGTTGAGCAACGCGTCAACCGGACGCACGGGAATACCGAGAAATGTCAGGCCCGTCTGGGTCTCGGCGCCGAACTGAGTCAGGCCATTCTCGATGTTCAGGACGTTGATGGTCTTCTCCATAGCCATAACACGCAGGTTCGAGAGAATCGTGCGGTTACAATAGAACACCGGCTTGACCGTACCGAGGTTCGGCAGGCGGTCAATGGAGCGAGCCATCAGCTTCGGCAGGAACGTCGCAGCGCCAACGGCCTGCGAGTTAGCCAGTGCAATCGAGTCCGAGACGTCCACGTTCGGGATACGGACACCGAAGCGCCAGTCCTTGACGACCAGACCGGCCTTCCACTGCCAGCGATCCATGTAGGCCCTGAACCTGTTGTTGGAAGCGTCAAACGCATCCGCGATACCCAGGTCCTCATGGAGCAGGCCAGCCCGGGAGCCCTTCGGAAAGGCGCCGTAGATGGCGTTCTGACCCCAGCCGACCAGCCATACCGACGTGTTATCCGCGCCAGCACCGCCGCCCAGGATGATGTTCTGGCCGTTGCCGTCAGTTGTTGCCGCATAGCGTGCGGACAGGCCGACGAACTCCTCGGGGTTAGCCGAAGTGCCATAGAACATTGTGGTAGCCATGGTCTGATTCATCGCTTCGATGAATGGCTCGGCCTCCGACATACGGAACTCGGAAGTGTTGCCGTTCAGCTTGACGATATCCACGTCGATCTCGGAACGCGCCTCAAGGATCGCGCACTGCTCGTCGACCTGTGCCGTGCGTGACTTGGAGGACGGAACGCCCTGATTCAACAGTCGGAAGTAGACCGACGGAAGACCGGTGCGCAGCGTAACGCGCTCACCAGTCGGCAGATTGCCTTCCTTGAACAGTGCATCGTCAAGAATGGCGTTGGTCTGGTTCAGCAGCTCGGCCACAACGGCTGTCTTGCCGTTCGGGTCGAGACGCTTGGCCCAGTCAGCCAAGGTTAATACGGTAGATCCTACAGCAGCCATATCATTTACCTCTCAGGTTTAGTTTTTTTGCTCACCGTAAAGCACGTCAGCTGCGGACTTGGGCTGCTCGGACTCGCGTCCGGTCAGCAGAGAGTCCTCGCTGATCGCCTTGCCGATACGTGCGAATACTTTTACGACGGCTGGATGGTTGCCAAGACCCGTATCGTTCATGAGCTCGCGAATGCCGGTGTCCTTGCCGAACATATCAATCGCCTTAGCAGCGGTGGATAGTGTGTCGTCAAGTTTAGCGCCCCCGATCTCCTGATCAGCCCGGGTATCGTTCTCCCATCCATCGACTTCGGCGGTGTGGGCTTCTTCGAGCGACTGCATCAGCTTGGCGCTGCGGTCCGCGTCGAATTGTAACAACGCTTGCGCAGTCTCCTTGCTCATGCCCTGCTCTTTCGCTAGTGCCTTGAATGCCTCGGATGCCTCGGCGTCCAGTCCTGCCCCTTCGGGGTAGACGCTGTAGTCGAGGTCATCGAAAGAAATCTCTTCACCAGCCTTGTCGTCCTCCGCCTTGTCGCTATCCGACTCGTCCTCATCGGACTTGTCGGTCTTGTCGTCGGACTTGTCGGTCTCGGGTTCCTTGTCCGCGGGCTCATCGCCTGCGTCCTTGGTCTCCTCCGCCTTGTCCTTCGCTTCGCCCGTATCTTCGGGCGCGCCGGCCTTATCATCCGACGCCTTCCCTGCATCCTCCGCGCCCTTGTCGCCTTCCATAGACGGGAACATTGACCCCGCTACGGAACTCGACTCGGAAGCCTCGGATGCGCTCGTACCTACTTCGGTGTCACCCTGCGAGGTCTCGCTCATCGTTTTGCTCCTTCAGCATCTGTATGTAATG